CAATAGGTGGTTTGTCAAAAGGTATCGGTGTTTTAAGTGGTTCAGTTAGATTTCTTAGTAACTTATCAGGGGTTACAAGTGGATTAAGTGCCGTAGCTGGTTCAGCTGGTGCAGTGGAAACTGCAGTAGCAGGGGCAAGCACAGGGGCTGGTTTGCTAGGTAGCGCCCTTGGATTTTTGGTGACCCCAGTTGGGTTAGCTACTGTGGCTTTAGTTGCTGTAACTGCAGCAGCAGCATATTTTGCAAATAAAGCCTACGAAGCGAGACAACGTGCTCAAGAATGGGGTGCTAGCGTCAGCAAAGAACAAGCTGAACAACTTCAAAATTTTAAGGATAAAGTGGATGAAGCAAATCAAGCTATGACAGTCTTTGGGACAAGTTCAGATGGGATTGATAAAGTTACAACTGCGGTTCAAAAACTAGCAACTGAAATTCAAAAATTAGCTGACGAAAACTTGGCAAAAGACATTGATTTAGCTCATAAGTTAGGTTTGAGTGAAGAGACAATTCAAGAAATAACAAACCGTGCGGACCAAATGAAGAATAACGTTCAGCAAATGTCTGATGAAGTTATTCAGATTTATCAGAATGCTGCAAACAATCATCGCAAACTTTCAGAAGAAGAAAAAGCGATTGTACTCTCTAATCAGAATGAATTGATAAACACTCAATTAAGTTTGATGGAATATTCTGGCGAAGAACGCATTAACATGATAAAAGCTTTTAATGGTCAAGCCGATGAATTGAATACAGAACAGCTTAAGAAAGCCACTGGATTAACTGAGAAATGGGCTAAAGAAGAACAAGCTTCTTATAAAGAGCGCTTGGATGGATACAAGAAACTCATGGATCAAATCAAAGGCGAGGACGAAAAATCTGTTAAAGCTCGTGCTGAGATTAAAAGCAAAATAGAGCAATTGGAAGCTGAGCACGCAGCTAAGATGGAAGCGTATAGTCAGAAATGGAATGATCTGCAAGGTAGACTTTTAAAAACCTTGAAAGTTAGTCCAGAAGCATTATCAGGTATTATGAATCAGCTTAAAACGAGAGCTGAGGAAATGGGCTTGACTTATGATGAAATGGCTATTAAATTCCAAAATACTTTTTCAAAAGTGCAAGAAGGTAACAGCATGTGGGCGCAAACTGCCAAAGATGCAACTGAATCAATGAAGCTTGCAAATACTCAATGGAACTCTATGGTTTGGGACGAAAAGACTGGTAAGTTGAAAACCAATGCAGCCGAAGAAGTTCAAAAGGCACTTGAAGCAGAAGGCGGATGGGATTCTATGCAGTTCATCCTTAAAGAAGCGAATCTTGAGACTAACGCTCGTTTGACAATTGGTGAAGCTTTAGTAGCAAATGGTCAATGGGAACAGCTTTCTCCTGAACAAAAAGAATTAATCGTGAATGGCAAACCTGCAGTACAAGCTATCTTGGATAGCAAAGAGATGATGGCACAATGGAATGCACTACCAACTGAAATAAAAGAAATTCTTGGTAAGAATGAGAGCTTCTTGAGCAGTGCAGAAGGCGCAAAACAAGCACTAACACAATGGAATCTAATGACACCAAGCGAAAAGGCTTTGACTATTAAAGACTTGGCTAGTAGCGATGTCAAAGTGGTTCAAGGTCGCATCGATATGATGACTGGTAAACAGTTACCTATCGAAGCAATTGATAAAACTGCAAGCACAGTTGAATCTGTATTATATGGTGTAAATTCAATTCAACAAACTAGTCCGATTGATATCAATGCAATAGACCAAACTGGTCCACAATCTGCAGCTGCTTATGCAGGAGTTAATGCAGTAAGACAAGACAGTCCAATTGATATCAACGCTACAAATCAGACACAAGGTGAAGCAAACTCAGCAAGTAATGCAGTAAATGCTGTTAAACAGGACAGTCCTATCAGCATTAAAGCTGAGAATAACACCCAAAGTGCTATTAGTAGCGTATTAGGAGGTTTAGCATCTTTACCAGCTGTAAAATTCATTGATATTATCACAAGAACATTTACACGAAGGCATGCTAAAGGTACTGATAATCACCCAGGAGGTCTTGCGACGGTCAATGACCAACGAGGAACACTCTATAAGGAAATGGTTACACTTCCTGATGGTACTTCATTTATTCCATACGGTCGAAATGTGACACTACCACTACCTCCAGGTTCTAAAGTTATGCGTGCAGGTAAAACTCGTAGCTTAATGAACCGTTTAGGTATTCCGAACTATGAGAATGGTATTGGTTTTGAAGATACGAAAATTTCACACCTAAGTCGTAGGATTGGTAAAGTGAATGAGTATAGGCAACAATACGATGATAGACGTGTTGTTCAATTGTTGTCAGAATTGGTCCGTCAATCTTCTTCGCAACAAAATTCAACAAGTCAAGTTGGTAATGTTAACTATACACTTAACTGGAATGGTTCAAATGGTGAAGATCCATACTCTCCAGAATTCATTCAGAGATTGATGAGAGAATTCGCTTATTATACAAATCAGGAAGGAGGACGTTTAGTTTAATGTCTTTTTTTACATTTAACGGAAAATCTAATGAAGAATTTAATTTGAAATTAGGCCAAGGGATTGAGTATGCAACATCCTCTAACGATTTAGAACGTGTAACAGTACCAGGTCGCGATGGAGAGTTGCTTGTATATAACAATAGGAGAAAGGCTGTCGAGCAGTCTTTCCCTTTGCTTTTGGTAAAAGAAAAAGGCTTGACAACAGATGTTATTCCTAAAATTACTGAGTGGCTAAGCGTGAAAGGTTTTCGTGATATGTCCTTCTCTTGGGACGAGGAACATATCTATAAAGGAGCTTATTTGGAAGGTTTTAGTGTAGAAGAAACCTTGAAGCAATTTGGGAAAACAAAGCTAAACTTTTTGCTTCATCCCATCAAGTATCGTAAAGATGGATTTAACAGAATCAATTTATCCAATAACTCAACCATTATGGGTAAAGGGAACGTGATGAGTGACCCTGTTATTACAATCCGTGGAAATGGCGAAGGAATTCTAACCGTCAATGGCAGACAGACAAAGTTTAAGAATATCCAAGGTGTGATTGTTTTTGATATGCAAAAAAAACTTGTATACAGTGGGAACTTGCCAGCTTGGGATAAAGTTGTGAGGTCTCCACAATACGTTATGCCAAAATTAGATCCAGGAGAGAACAGAATCTCTTGGACAGGTAATTTCAGCGTGGAGCTTATCCCTTATTGGGGGGTGATGATTTGAGACCAATCTTATATAATGCGACTGAAACTGTATTTGATTCTTACGGTCTAGGAGAAATTGACGCTAATAAAGCGACGGTAACAAGAGAGAGAAACGGGAATTACTCTTTGTATATTGAGTACCCCGTAGGTGGTTCTCTAGCTCCATTGTTTAAGCAAGATATGAGAATCAAAGCAGATGCTGGGGTTCGTACCAAGAATCAAACGTTCTACATTTCAAGGATTGTAAAAGATAGTAGCCATGTGATTAAAATCTACGCTAAACATATTAGCCATTTAACAGAAACGATGGGTATTGTGCACGGAACGACTGTAGTCGGCGATGCTAACGCAGCTTTGGCTCGATGGTCCGAGTCTTTGGTTGGTGGTGTTGAATTTAGAACATGGTCTGATATCGAAACTGAAGGTAAAGCGAGTTGGACTGTTGACAAATTCAAGACAGCTCGGGAAGCTTTGGGTGGAGTAGAAGGGTCTATATTAGATGTTTGGGGAGGAGAGTATGAGTTCGATAACACAACAATTAAGCTCCATAGACGCTTAGGTAGACAATCACCAACTGTCTTAGAATATGGTAGAAATATTCTATCAGCAGAAGATGATGAAGATGCTAATAGTGTTTATACAAGTGTTTATCCTTTTGCTACTTATACCCCTGAATCACAATCGCATGAGGAAGGGAAGGAAAGTAAGGCGCAAGATCCTGTTACTGTGACTCTCTCTGAAAAGATTGTTGATAGCCAATGGGTTGGCCAATATGCCGAAAGGCGTGTAGCTGTTGTTGATTTCTCTTCAAAGTACGGAGACAAACAAACGCCGAACGCTGAGAGCTTAAGGACTTTTGCAAAAGAATACATGAAAACTAATCGTATTGGTATTCCGAAAATTAATACGAAGATAGAATATGTAGACCTTGCTAAAACCTTAGATTATGCAGATATGTCTCAAATGGAGGAGGTAGAACTTTGTGATATTTTACCTATCTATTATCCAACAATTGGTTTAACGAACGACGAAAATAAAGTAGTAGTTGTTAATTACGATGTCTTGAATGACAGAAATGAATCAATTGAGTTAGGAACAATAGGGCAATCTATGAGGTCTGCTTTGACCAATTCCGTATCTAATCGATTGGATTATTTAGAAGCAAAGCAAAGCGCCTTAGAAGAAACGTTCCCAGCCTACTTGGTGAATGCTAAGGGGAATAAAGTTTGGTATCGAACACCAGCCAAAAATATTGAGCAAAAAATAGGTGATACATGGTTTGAGAAAAATGGTCGATATGACAGAATCTACATCTGGAACGGTGAGATGTGGGAGAAGGTCATTGATACTGAGGATGTTGCCCGTGTTCAGAAAGATGTAGACCAACAACTTGAGTCTGTCAATAATAGGATAGGATGGCTACAAGGAAAAAATGACCAGAAAATTTCTGATTTACTCAAAAAGTCAAATGCTACTCAAGAATTAGCTGAGATCTCTAAACAACTTGCTCAAGAGGCTAAGGACGTCTCTAACTCAACAGGTCAAGAGTTATCACAATACAAGCAAGACAATGAACAAAATTTGTCTATTTTGAAAACTCAGACCACTCAAATTGACGGTAAGGCAGGACAAGCTTTAAACAAGGCCAATCAAACAGCCGTAGAAACCTCTAACTTAATTGCTAATTTGAGGACTGACCTAAATGGCAAGGTTTCTCTTTCAGAATTTCAACAGTTAAGAGAAACGGCTAAAATCCATGAGCGAATTATTGGGAAAACCGAAAACGATGCACCTGACAAACTATCACGGCTCGTTATGAGTAGTGAAATTTTCCAGACGGAAGTTGGAAAGTATGTCACAGATGATAATAACTTGATTGTTAATTCTATGACAATGAATAAGCACACACTTATCGGAAATAGCAATCCTAAAGTTGATATTTCTGTTAATGATGGTATTTTCACAATCAAGGCACAGGGCCTTACTGGTTATAACTGGTCGGGATTTAGTCTTCCTATTTACGTTAAAAAAATATATAAAGATGAAACCTATACGCTCGGATTTAAATATCGTATTAGAGAATATCCAGACGTATCATTTGCGTTTAACGTAAAGAACCACGGATTGAATAAAACTCTTTTATGGTCTAATATCGGTGAGAAACGTCCACCATTGAACGAATGGCAAGAATTCCAGAAGACTTTCACAGTTCAGGAAGATTTTGCTTTTGGTGAAGATTATAACTATCCATTTTATATCTTTTTAGCTAAAAACGGATGGGTTGAATTTAAAGAGCCTATTTTAGTCCGTGGTAGTAGAACTGGGACTTATAAACCTAGCCAATTTGATGATGCTTATAAAAAATCAAACGAGGCTAAAGACTTGGCAGAAAATGCTCAAAATAAAGCAGAAAACGCTCAAAATAAAGCGGAAAATGCACAAGCAAAAGCGATTGAAGTAGCGGAGAATGCTAGACAAGCTCAACAGACGGCAGAGGCTACACGGACACAAATGACGCTGTTATCTAATTCATGGTCTGTAAAAGCTCTGAATGGCCCCGGTGACGTGTTAGGCGCTATCAACCTAAACCCTGACGGCTCAGTTAAAATCAATGAAGGACTAATTTCAGTCGGAGAAAAAACTTATATCAAGGACGGCGTTATTAAAAAATCTATGATTGGCAACGCTCAGATAGGCACGGCTCATATCGGAGAAATTGACGCAAGTCAAGCTAGAATTATCAATATTTCTTCTAAGAACATTGTCACAGACGGATTGACAGCAAATGTTATCCGTGGCGGTAATCTATCGTCATTAAATGGAGCAACTAATTTTGATTTGCAGAGTGGATGGCTCAAGATGAACGGAGAAGGTGTAGGTATTTTTAATCAATTTGATAGCAGACCTATACAATATCTTGTATTTCATAAAGGTGCTATCAATGGCAAACTAGGTTCATATACTGCTCTAATGTCTAACTCACATGGTTGGGTAAATATGGATGATGGTTCTGCTGGTATTCAAATCTGGAATACAAACGACAACACCACAGCTATTAACTTGTACGGTGATGAAATAGCAATGATGTATAATGCTACTGACCAGAGAGGAATAATATTTGATAATGTCAAAAATGAAATTAAAAATGTTGAAACAATGAAAGTTGGAACAATAGGGGCAAGTCATGAAATATGGATAAAAGGCAAATCTCTAGCAAAAGTATTTGATTTAATTAATCAGAATTTTATTGGCATTGAAAACTGGTTTAAACGAAACAAACTCGGTTCTCCAGGACGATACGACGTAAGAATTTAGAAAGGTAAAATAATGAACACACAAGACAAAGTAATCAATGACTTAGCAATTCAACTTGCCAATAAGACAATTGAATGCGCCAATTACAAGGCTCTTTATGAAGAAGTACAAGAGCAACTTCAACAATTACAAGCAGAAACACAAGAACAAACAGAAAAAGAGGAACAATAATATATGACATTCACAGTAGTTAACAAATTTTTACAAGGCAATAACCGTACTTTCGTAGCAATTCGCCAAGAAGAACCATACACAGCTTTTGACCGTGTTTTGATTGGCGACAGAACAAACGAGACAAATGACGACTTAATTAAGGCAGTATTGGCTCAAGTGACTATTGAGTTCAATCCAGCCGATAGCGTGAAGCAGTTACAAGAAGATTTAATCACGCAAGAGCAGACATACAACAAAAAACTAGCGGAAAAAGAAGCGCAGATTAATGAAGTGAAAGCCATTGCTAACTGGGCGGTATTGGCTCGTGTTACTGATACGGATAACCCGCTAGACCCTACAATTTACAAAAAAGGTCTTGAATTGGTTGATTTAGGACAGACTGGCAAAACTTACCAAGCACAAGAAATTTTCACGCTTGAAAATCCAAACCATATTGAGCAATTCCAAGAAGGCAAGCGTGTCATGGTGCAAGTGAATGAGCCGTTTACTTACCAAGGTCAGACATTAAAAGAACTGGCAGACCTTGAGAGAAATGGCAAGTTAGGCATTTGGAAATGGGAGCCACCAAAAGAAAATACTCCAACAACAAGCACAGAGCTTGAAACTGAAGAAGTACCACGCTAGAAAGGAGATATATGCAAATCGAATTTTTTAATTTTTTACGTAGCGTCGTCCAGACCGAAGACGGACTGGTCTTGTATGCTCTAGCTTTGATTGTCTCAATGGAAATCATTGATTTTTTAACAGGAACGATTGCTGCTATCGCCAATCCCGATATCGAGTATAAGAGCAAAATCGGTATCAACGGGCTCCTTCGTAAGATTTTAGGGGTTCTCTTGCTAATGATCCTTATACCAATGTCCGTACTCTTACCTGAGAAGACAGGATTCGCATTCTTGTACTCGATCTATCTCGGGTATATCGCATTTACTTTTCAATCGCTCGTTGAAAATTACCGCAAATTAAAAGGAAATATCACTCTTTTTCAGCCCATTTTAAAAGCGTTTCAGCGCTTGCTTGAGAAAGATGAAGATAAGAACAAAGGAGAATAACACATGTCACAATTTAACGAAATCATTATTGCATTTGCTACAGGATTTTTAGCAGTGGCAACAGGCAGTATCGTAAAAGCAGTAAAAGATTATCTTTTACGAAAAGGCGGAGAAAAAGCGGTAAAAATCGCTGAAATTCTAGCTAAGAACGCAGTTAATGCTGTGGAACAGGTCGCCTCTGAGACTGGCTACAAGGGTGAGGAGAAGCTGGAACAGGCACGTATTAAAATCCGTTCAGAACTCAACAAGTACAACATTAATATGACTGATAATGATTTAGATACATTTGTCGAGTCAGCAGTCAAGCAAATGAATGATGCTTGGATGAGCAAATAATAGTTGAGAACCCTTTGGGGTTCTCTTTTCTTTATTAAAAGAAAGGAGGTAGCACTTGAAAAAGGTTATCGAAAGAAAAATAACCGTTTTATCTAGTAACCGTGGTATCGAAAAAATGTATAACGAGTTTTACAGCCACGATAAAAATAATGCAGAGTTTAAGTTCACACTCGATGAATTAACTGCTACTAAGGTTATCTGCTTATTCTACTTTAAGACCACTAAGCGATACCAGGAAGTAGAAGCGACAATTGAAGGTAATTCGTTTACGGTTCAATTCAACACATCATTGATCACGACAGATGAGTCTGTTATTGGTTACATCTACTTTGAAAAAGTAGAGCAGTCAGCAGATGTGTATAGCTTTATGTTCAATGTTCATGTGAGTGAGATTGACAAAGCAATTAAAACACCACTTATTGAACGTGAAACAGGGCGAATTGTTAACGTTAAGGATGTTGTTACCAAGCAGGAATTGGACGAACTCTTTGCAAAAATCAAAGAGCAAGGTGGAACTTATGACGATAGCAATATTCGTAGTGAAATAAGCCACATTTCAGCCGATATTGAAGCCTTAAAGACAAAGGCAGATAAAGATACCGTCTATGACGATAGCGCCTTAAAACAGCGTATATCGGTTTTAGAAAGCAAACCTAACATTGACACAAGTCAGTTTGCAACTAAGCAAGAACTACAAAATATTGCTTTAACTCCTGGACCAAAAGGCGACAAGGGAGAGACTGGAGAGCGTGGACCACAAGGTGATACTGGTCCAAGAGGGGCAGACGGTTTACAAGGCCCTCAAGGATTGCAAGGTATCCAGGGAGAACGTGGTCAAGATGGACAACCTGGACCAAAAGGAGACATCGGACCTATTGGGCTTCAAGGTCTAAAAGGAGAACAAGGACCTGCTGGCTTACCTGGACCTGTAGGACCTCAAGGGCCTATTGGACTTACAGGCCCTCGTGGAGAAAATGGTCGTGATGGTGTCGGTATCCCTCAAAAGTTGACTTTATCAGGGAACACCCTCATCTTATCTGATGGTGGTGGCAACGTCACTCTACCAACTTCTAGTCAAAATGCACCAACTTCTTCTAGCGAACTAATCGGTGAAGGTATGCCTAACGGTAAAGTCGATGGTACTCTCGGGCAGACATACGTCGACACACGTAAAACAAACGGAGCATTGAAATGGATTAAGCGTACACCTTCAGGTAATCAAGGGTGGGTCGTATTAGACGGCGATACTGGTTGGAAAAAACTAAACGTGCTGTCTAAATTAGGTAATTCTTACTTACAAGTCCGAAGAGTTAATGATACAGTATATTACCAATTCGGTGGACTAC